GGGGCGTCTCATGACAAATGAACACCTTGGACTTTGATTGGATGACCACCGCCCGGTTCAATCCGGGAGCAATTATCCAAGAAACCACCACTCACGAAAGCAATGGGATCCTGAAAAATCCGTCTTCCCAACGCAGCAGTTTCACTGCTGTGGGGCCCGAAGCCCTCGCCAGCTACCGAATGAACGGCCGCCAACTGTGTGTCGAGGTCGGTGTAATCCGTAGATTGTGCCACCACGACACTGGAGACAAAGTCCGGAGGAGATACCTGACTGAAACGGCCGACGGGAGGGGTTACCTCCCGCCGACAACAAGGGCAAGGCGTCTTTTCGTGTACAAACCAAGCCCCCGAACACACTCGACAAAACCCATGACCACAAGTGGTCATACGAGTCACCGAGGCTTCGTAACATACAGGACACTCCTCCAAACTCATATTCACCCCAACCTCAAGGCGCGACTCAGTAACCGGACGAACCGGACTGACTGGTTGCCACACTCGAATCCGATTACGCCTCCACCAATACTCTACCGGACGTCTCACCTTAGGGGTGAGATAGCGCCGAGTATTGGCCGGTGACAACCCCAGTAAGGCAGCCAAGCACTTTAGCGGCCTCCTGCAGTGGCCGAGGAACGGACCAGAACCCGTCCGAGTAACCTCAGCTTTGTAATCGAATTTGTCCAACCCCCCAACCCGTTTAGGGTCTGACCAGGCACAAGCAATAAACTCAGGCCCGATCAATCGGAGGTTCTCACGCATCTTCTTTGTCAACTTGTCCACCTCAAGTAGCTCCCAACCCTCCGGGACATTATCCTGCTCCAAATGCCCTTTCGAAACAGGAAGAGGCCTTTCGGACTCCATGGAGAGGTAGTGCGCCTCTCTATCCCAGAGGTGGCTATGAATAAGCTCATGACGGTAGACAGGAAGACCTAGTCCACGGGAAACAGACCTATCAGAAGATAGGATGTACTTAGCATTCCATTTCAAGAACTCAATCCGAAGCAATGATCGCCTGGACCCAAAAAATCCAGGGCAAAACGAACTGTATCTACCTCGCAGAGTTTCCACTCCTCCGCAATCGGCCCGAAGACCGAAAGCGGAAGAACGAATACAAGGCACAATACTGACTCTTCGATCAAAAGCTTTGAAAAGAGTACTATTCAATGAAAAGTAACGACGATCAACCATCGTCTTCCCGGGTGAAAGGACTAGACCGGATCGGTTAACTCCCACCCTCCAACGATCGTACTCCGCGGGGGTACCACGAAACACAATATCGTCCCCGTTGATGCGCACGGGTCCACTCGATCCTGAAAAATACCTGAAAGCCAGATAATTAACAAGACAGAGGAGAGGGAAGCTAACCAAGTTTCCCATCAATTGACCACGCTCCTGATAAACAACCGGGCCATCATCCTCCCATTGCATGGGAGTCCGGAGCAATTGTCTACCGAGGTCTGCAATCCCCCTCGGGATCTGAGTCGCCTGGTTAAGGATCAAGTCCAACAACTCACGCTGGACCCAACCATTAAGATTGTCAGTAGCGGATTCATAGTCGCCACTGACAAAAACTTGACCTGGTTGAGGCACAAACTCAGCAAACCTCCGCGGCTTAGCGTCCCCACGCAAAAGCCACTTGAAGCGTGAAATGTGGTTATAGATAGCAGTATGTAGAGGCCTAGCTAAATTACAATTAACGTCACCAACGCTAATTGTCCTCCACTTACCCCCCGTCTCAACAGACCGAAGTCTGGACGGACAAATATCAATAGGAGACTCCCTCGTAAGAGCCTCCAAGACGAATACCTGGTGTCTTGTCCACCCCGCAACAGCATTCGCCTTCTGAATGGCACGGCTCAACGCCTCAGGAGAAGCATTGAATTCAGACGATAAGTCTGAATAAGAGACACCATTCAAGAGATATTCAGCTCTAGAACCACCCTCGGAGAGACCTCGCGTCCGACACGATTTGATGGGCAATGTAGCCGAAAGACAAGCATTCGGATACAAAGTCAAATCCCAGCCGGGGGGAAACAGTTTAGGAACTGTCTTTCTTATGTATCGGAGAAAACCCTCATCGGGTTGGGGAGAAGGCTCCGACATTTTTTTCGCATAAGAAGCGAGATCAGGCCGAGGTGACGGCAAAACTTTCCGGAAAAGAAATAGTGACATGAAGACAGACCGACGACTGTCCGAAGACAGCCGAGCCCGCCCCATGAATTCATGCCACGGATGAAGACTAGGAGATTGAAGTCCCAATTCACAAAAGGACTTCAACCAACTCAAGCGATCCTGAGCTGTTCGACCAGAAGGTGTAGGCACTGGAAAGGAAACCCCTAGGGGTTTCCCAACCGTCCGACAAAACACCTGCCAACGTCGCAGAACAGGGCAACCAGCCAGCAACAACGCGTCGCGTTTCACGTTGCTGGACCTTGGTATGGACATCCCACGAGAGATGTACAAGATGCAAAGGCTTTTT